TAACCTTCATCAGTACCATCACCCTCAAACCAATCACGTTTAGGACGTTTCTCGGACATATTCTCAGCAATCAATCTAACTTGCCAATCACCCCAGATACCTTCAGCCATTTAATCTCTCCTGAATGTACTCTGTTGCTTGAGATATAGTGTGTATTTTTTCAGCTCGAATATCATCAATCATAACATCAAATTCTTCTTCTAAAGATAATACTAGTTCTGCCATATCTAAAGAATCAGCACCCAAGTCAAAACTAAAATTAGATCCAGAATGTATCTCACTGTGCCACTTAATCCCTAACACTTGAGTAGTTACTTTTATAACTCGTTCTTCTACACTAGTCATAATACCACTCCGCAAATTCATTATATAGTTTACTTTCTAAACGATAAGCTTCTCGTTCCCAAGGTTGATGGTTATAAATAACATCTCTAGAATATCTTTTAGACTTCCATTGTACTGATCCTGTTTCATAATCATACAATTCACCCCTCACAAATTGTTTAAGATGTACCATTTCATGAGCAAACCATATAAGAATCTGATCAAAAGAATGCTTCATAGAAGTATCTAATTCAATATGAAATTCTCTAGGTTTGTTTAAATTATCATCCAGAATATGACAATAGCCATAGGCCTTCTCTTTTTCATATAGATCTTTTGTAAGTTTAAGGTCTAGATTAATATTACGAGCCATACGACTCCCCAACAAACGACGGCTATAGTACCACCCTGCAGCAGATAATGATCTATCTAACGTGCGATTGTGGCGTCTATAACCTTCAATGTACAGATTCATCTTTCTCCACTTCTTCAAAGATGTACTGTAATACTGGGGTTGGTTTTCTATCCTCAGATCGTAATACCCCACGATCAGAACCTTGAATCAACTTCCTGCACAATTCCAGCTCACCTGGACCATGTTCTGATATCACCGCTTTAAGGTCCGGTGTCATAATCTTATAACCTATCACTTTTGGCATTATTACCGACATATTAAACTCCTATTTGTGTTAATATACTATACATTATACACTATAAAGGGCATAATCACAATAGCTATAAGTCATTGATTTATAAAGGAAAGAGAAAATAATCTAGTATAATAGTCAAAAATCACCCTATATTAGAGTGTTCTTATATGATAATATTATTATATTTAACGAGGTTCAAAGGTATCCGACCACTCAAATGCCTCACAGACACAAGTTGCGGTTAATCCTTTAAAATTCTTACTCAACAATTTGTCTTTTGCCAAGATAACCAACTGCGCTTCTTTCGTATGCAACCCTTCCAACATTTGAATAAACATCATCTCTCGCTGGGCCATATTAATATGATTATTACCAATAACTTCAGGCAAATTAAGTCTACTACGATCCATCTTAACATAATTGTAAAGATTTCGAGCTTCTTGAGCCAGAATGGTATGCTCAGTGCCTTCTGGAGCTTCATTAGGTTTATAAGGTACATCACCGTGAGGTAACATCCATACTATATTAGGATTTAATCCTGAGTTCAAAAACATCTCAAGACACTCAGTTCTGTATTTTCTTAATACTCCAATCTTTTTAGCTTTATCTTTAGCATTATTTACTTTAGAGCAAATCTCATGAAAAGATGGTGTATATGTTTCTTCCATTTTAAAAATCTCCTATTGATTCTATCAATTGTGTTAATTTGTTTTCTATAAAATATGTTAAAAGATTAGCTCTATTACCAACTTCTATATTATTATACTCTTTAGATATCTCTGACATGATATTATTAGGTATCTTACCCAAATCTATTAAAGTCTCGTTTCTTTGCCAATTACGAATCCAGGTGTCTTTTGGACATTTGGCTAGTTGATAAACTTTATCTGGTTTAAATTTTTCTAGTGCCTCTGTGATATTTCCAATAACAACCTTTCGCATTGGTTTCTGTCTTATTTCAGATACAAATGAATCATCGGGTGAAAGTATATTAGGAATACCATCACTACGATCACCCTTTAAAATATGTTCTATCAAATAATTTTTAGGATCTTTACCATTAAGCATCTTTTTTGCAACAGGACTAAACTGGTCTACATTATATCTGTGCAATTGAATAAAATCTTTATCTGATGAAAGAATTAAATGTTTTTGCGTATCCTTTTTATCTGCCCTATTAAAAATTAATGTAGCAATAATGTCATCAGCTTCTGCGCCATAAACTTCTAATACTTTATATGGGAAATATTTTTTCAGGTCATCACGAATATTATTTAAACAACCAAAAATCACATCCCAATCATAGCCAGTTGTCTCACGTTCTTTCTTACGATTGATTTTGTAATTAGGAAAATAATCACGGCGCCAGTAGTGTTTACTATCACAGCAGATTATCAACTCATCATACTTCTCAAAAAATCTAGAACGATAATAACGTAAACTATTTAATATCAAATGACGAACTAAAGTTTCACTCAGCTCTTCACCTCTATTAAGTGCCACCATCACATTACCAATCGCAATTTGGTTAAAATCAACTAATATACTCATCTAACATCCATCCTATAGTATTTTCCCTAAGAGCCCGGGCACCTGGCACCTTTTCTCTAAACTTAGGGCTAACTTCACCTACAACTTTTCCTTGGTTGAAATAAAGGGCACTCCTAATATCATAATATATATTCATTTGGAGCCACCACCAGGAATCGAACCCGGGACATCAACCTTACAAAGGTCGTGCTCTACCTGCTGAGCTATAGTGGCAAATTTCACTTATTACATAATAATAACATACTATCTAAAGATTGTCAAGAGTTTTAATCAGGAAATTCAATCTCTAGTTGTATCATCATAAACTCATCGGGAAATTCAATCTGTAGTTGTCTCATCATAACCTGCCATTCTCCAATTTTCAATTTTCATAAAACCTTCACTATCATAAGCTGGTACAATAGTTTTCCATTTAGTCTTGTGTTCTTGATCTTTACCATAAAATAAATCTAACCATGTTGATGTATCAAAATAGGTTGCAATATTTTTTAAATACCCTTCACGACTAAATAACTCTCTCTTTAAGTCACGTTCTTCTTTACCACTCACCTTACGAATAAGAGGTCTTAATTCTTTCACACGTTCCTTATTATATTTTTCCCATTCCTTAACATTCTTGACACTTAAATAATGATCATCATCTAAAGCCTTAACATCTTCATGTATATTTTTATATGTGGGTGGCTTCTTGGCAGCACGTGCCTTCGCCATACGATCTTTTGTATCTACCATTATGATTTACCTTGATAATTTATTATACCCTCATTCACTAAAAATTCAATCAGATCATAATAGCGCCCAACTCTTTTACCATCTACCGAAACCATAGGTAAACGCCGAACAGTCTCTCCTACTTGATTAGAAATATAATCTAAGGAATCTTCGTCATTAAACACTTGTACTGAAAACTTTATACTGTTATTTTCAAGTAAAGTTAAAATGTCTAAAGCAGACTTATCAAATTTATCATATACAAACAACTCAACATTCATTATTTTATACAGGAATACGCTTTGTGTCTTGCTCCCCCTGCCTCTTCTGTTCTAATTTTCTAGCTGATTCTTTGGCCAACTTTCTTTTTATGCTGGACTTAACATAATGCTCACGCTTTCTTACTTCATTAATAATATCCTTCTTTTCTATTGTTTTCTTAAAACGTCTAAACAAAGAATCAAAGGACTCTGTCCTATGTTTTTTTCTCACCATTTTCACTTCTCCTCATTATGAATTTGTTTTTGGTTCAAAATCCTCAGGTATTTTATGACCTAGATCAACATTGCGTTTAATCCACTCAGGTTCAGTTATACACTCAAATTTTAAAATCTCACCCATACCTCTAAAAGTACTATGTATATAAAATTCCATTTCTACTTTTCTTACAGGCATAACTGTGTTGCATTCCTCAATAGTTTCATAAGGAATTGCATCTTGCATCCACCCTGTAGGCGGATCAGCATTTAATAATGCAAGGCTTACTAGAATAGATATAAAGTACATTACTTTTTGTTATCGTCCTCATCAGATTTTCCTTGAGCTCTCTTGCGGTAATCTATTTTTTGTGCAGCCTTAGTAACTCTAATAATAGACTCTATATCATCAGGATGTTTCAACTGCCTTCTTAATGATTGCTTAACTGCGGCCGCTGTTTTTGCAGGAACATAAAATGGAGGAATACCTTTAATTGTAACTTTAAATTCTAAATCTTCCTTTACACCATACATCGCCTGTGCAGCTTTACGACCTTTACCCTTCGGAGCTAAAGACATATCTTCTACAGCCGCTCTACCTTTTTTGGTTATTTTAACTTGAGTCTTAACTTTGGGTCTATCTCTATCTTTTCTTAAAGCATCTAAACCTTTTTGAGTAATCTTTAATTTTCTATGAGGTTCTTTATGGTCAAGAGACATAATAGCCAACTCTACTTCTTCATGCTTCTTGGCATCATTCCTGAACTGTAAGGTGGTTGCTGTATTGATACCTTTGTATCTTTTATGTGACTTATCATGGTCACCAGCCTTTGCCGCGGCACTTGATGCGGCAGCTGACTTTTTCTTGTATTTACCAAGCAACTCATTACTGAGCTCATCAATCCCTACATTTTCTTCCCCTCGTAACTCCTGTTCTTTACGGCGGCCTGCACCTAATTTTATTAAATTGTCTGCGTGTTGCATATCTTTTTTCATCTGTGCAGCTGATTTCTTTTTTCTTGCTCTTCGTACAGCTAATGATACACCTGCATCTGGATGAGCTTCTAGTTCTACTTCTTCATTGGGTCCATAACCTTTAGGTGTTACATCTTTAACTTTAGTTGCAACCGCTCGTTTCTTTTTACCATCGGCCATACGTTTGGCTGCTTCTGGATTTGGATTACCTTTCTTGTCTAAGAATTTAGAAAGATGAGGAGGTAAATTACTTTCTTTCTGTGATATCCAATCTTTATGAGAAACTTCTGGATGAACTTCATCACAATTATGATCTTCAGCAGTAGGACGAATTTTACTACGAGTCGCCTGTGCTTCATCGTCACGATCTAGATCATCTTGTTTCTTTTTCTTTTTAAAAGGATTAGGCCTTAAACCTTTTTCACCACCAGATTCCCTATCTTCATAATCATCATCAGATTCACCAGCCTTTCTCTCACCACGTTCTGCCTTCTCTGGTTTCTGCTCACCCTTTTCATGTTTAATCTGTGTAGATTCTCCTACACCTGTAGAACCTTCACCTTTCTTCCAACCTTGTTTTGCTCGAATAGCAAATAAAAGGCCACCCATTTCTTTTTCGTTATTGGGTTTGCCTCTTAAAGCTTCAACTTCTTTTTCAAGTTGGGCAACAGTTTTATCCTTATGTTCCCCTGTAGATTTGACCTCTACATCTTTAGACCACTTCTCTACTTGGGCCCAAGCTTCGGTAAATGATTGACGATATCGTGACATAGTAGTATTCTCCTACTACTATTTATACTTTTCAATATATTGTCTTTATTGAATCACAAAGATTCAATTTCTTCGCTTCCTTTGCTGATAGATACATATCTTCTGGTGGTAATAAACTCTCTCTAATCTTATCTTCTTCCAAACCTGTACACTTTTTATAATGTTCAATCATTCTAGTCGTAGACAACTCAAACTCCTTTACTTGTGCAAACAATTCATGCTCTTTTCCCCAACTACCCCATGAATATTGGTGCGATAGAATAGATGTGTTTGGTGTAAGAATTCGTTTGCCTGGTTCGCCGGCAATAAAAATCAACAAACCACAAGATGCAATACACCCTAAACCAACTGTATGAATTGGTATTTTACTGGCTTTAATAACATCAATTAGTGCAAAGGCACAAGGAACATCTCCACCATTACTACAAATCATCATTTTGAGATAAGGTTTTTTCTTTTTTTCGTGATTGTGTTTTAAAATAAATTCTATCGCATCTTTACAACTACTCTCATCAACATCACTCATAAACAAATGTATACCTATGCGATTTAAATCTACATCAGGCGGTAAGGTCGGATCATTATCAAATTCTTTTTTACTCATTATCATTCTCCTTTATCAAGTTCACAAAATATTCTGCATCAACAACAACTAATGGTTTTACATTATTTTTCTTTATCACTAAAATAGGATTATACTTACCACTATTAGCTATAGCTTGTTCCCAAGCTCTCCATACATTTAAACTCTCCTGATTTTTTGCCTCAATTGAAAATGGGAATTTCTCACGAGCGGCACGGGCCATAATAAGGTCCTCACCCTGAGAACCCATAGGCCTACTCTCAATATCTTCTGGATGTATATCCAACTTCTCTATTAGAAGATCACGGACCCATTGCTGGAGCCGCCTACCCTTAGCTTTGGCTACTGATGTTTTCACGCTTCTTCCTATTAGTTGCTGAGTTTGGGTTCGCTTGACCCACATATGATCTACGGTTTTTCATCATCTTTGCTATATGTTCTGGTGTTTTGTTTCTCAAGTGATAGCCTTTTCCTGGACCATCCGTAACGGGGACATAGTTTCTCTTATTTCTTTGTCTATCATACTCTTTAGGGTTATCAGTTCTCTGACCACCTTTCCAGTTTGCGTTGTTCTCCCGTTGCTGGTCTGAAAACGCACCTTCCGCTATTAGTTCTTCTCTTGTAGGTCGTTCGATCTTACCTACATCTGCTGGGTCTAAATACTTATAGGACATCATTCATACCTCCTGTATAATGGTGTTTAGGAGAAGGGGCTGTTATCAGCAGTCCCTTTCTCTGTTCTATTTATAATATCATATCTCTACCGGTTCATTTGTATCATAATCTTCATCCCAATCAATATTTTCTAATGGTTCACCACAAAACGGACAATAAACTACTTCTATATCCATATCAGTTGTGACGCCACCTTCGGCGCCACATTCCTGACATTCTATAAGCTTACTATTATCTTCCATTATCCTACTGAACTGAGATCAACAATCTCACACCCATCCGCACTACAGGCCAATTCTTGACTACCAGCTGTCATATCTTTTTCCTCATAATCTGAAAGTTTACTCCAATCCGCACTAGGCATCTTTTTCATCAACTCATCATACTGTTGTTTATCACAATCTTGATAAGGTGCTTGTCTATATGTATGATCTGCAAATGGTAAGAATGATACACCACTCATCATATCAAAGTTTTCATAAGTCCATGCACCTACTCCCATCCATTCTTCTTCCTTTACCGATACTGTAATAGACGGTTTATGTTCACACCAATTTTCTTGGTAGATTTTCCATAGTTCTAACTGCTCAACTGCTGTCATATCTTTTCTATATATACCATTCTTCGGACCCTTCACAGGAAAACTGAATACCCATGTATGATCTGGTTTAGTCACATCATCTTCTACAGGAAATCCAGCCTCATACATCATCTTAGCCAATGGGTCTTTCTTATCAGCTCTGACTGTCCTTATATAGTATGGGTTATGTCGTGCATGAATACCACTAGCACTATCAACTAACTGACTCACCGTACCAGAAGGCTTAACACAAGTAATAGCAACCGACTGTGGAATACCTAATTTCTTTGACCACTGTAAGTTAGTATCTACAGCAACCTGACGCAATTTACGAAGCAACTCTTCCAAACCCTTTGTCTTACCATTGGTTAGTGTATTATCCATTATACCTGTCAATGACACACCAAGCAATCTTTCTTCTTCACAATTCTCTTGCCACTTACGATTAAGATATCTAAAGTTTGTGAGTGTTGATTGTATAGTTCCTATGATAGTAGCAGTTTTAACCTTTTCTGTTAATGTCTCTAATGTATCCTCTTCTCTTACTACTACCTCCGAAAGATTACAAAACTCTCTATCACGGAGGATTATTTCAGAACAAGGATTAGTCCCAAATTCATGTTCTGCATCTCGTCTAGTATTCTTTGCGGCCTGTGTCTGTGCGGCATGACGATTAAACATACCACGCTCACCAGACTTTGATTCATATAACGACTTCCATTCTTCCATGAAAATACCCATATCAGGTTTTTCAGTATAACACGCTGAGTTATTTGCCAATGCTCGTTGCACATTAGACTCCCACCAACGCCCTGCCTTTGCATGACGCATACGATCATCTGATAGATTGGATAAACTGATAAGCGCCGAACGTCTTACACCACCAACCACAACAACCTCTGCAATCTTGCAGCAGATATCATGTGCCTCTAATGATGTTAGTTTTCGACCTGCTGCCTCTCTGAATATGGCTACACAAAATTTAAATAAATCTTCTAAAGGTTCGGGTCCTGATGCACGGCCGCCAAAAGTTTTTAAGGGAGCACCGGCAGGACGGACACGGGATAGGTTCCACTTAGGTATTTGACCAGCTGCCAAAAGAGAAATAAGTTCTCGCACCGATTTTGCCCAACCAAGTTTAGAATCTGACACAATGATTACTGTATCTGTATCATGGAATTCGTCATTGATTGTTGGAAGTTTAGTTACAAATTGTCGTTCTACACTAAAACCTACACCTGTACCATTCATCAATACATACAAAAGTTCATCAAACGCACGGAGACTATCTACTGCAATATAAGAACAATTATATCCTGAAACATTTTCTCTTTTTAATGCTTCACCGGCCGTCATTAAGCAACGCATTGATGGCATCACCTTTAATTCTAAAACTGCATTTTTTATTGGGACTATCGCCTTATCTGTAAAATTAAAATCGCATTGTTCTTTTAAATGACCTTTAAAAAAACCAAAGTATCTATCTACTGTTTCATTCCATGTTTCTCGTCTATTATCCTCATATCGGTATCGAGCATATCGTGATAAATGAATATACTCCTGATAAGGTGTAGGTAACCCCATAAGTCAGTTCTCCTTAAATTCGCTTCCAGGTGGCCAAGCGCATTTTGGCTTGCAACCCAGAAAAAGTGTTGTTGTCTATAATTGTTTGTATGCCCTCAATACCTGCGAGGGTCATATCGTTGATGTCTTTTTGTTGAATGGAATCTGGCCAAATCACTAGTTCATAATCTATATCAATTAAATTTTCCATTCGTCTTACTATCTCTTTATTTCTGGGTTCGTTATCCAGAATTATTGTTGTATCTTCTTTTTGAAGATTATTAAAATCTGCACCGGCGACAGCGAGACAATTATTCAAAAATAGAGAATCAATAGGACCCTCTACTACATAAACTCTTTTGGAGAAATCAACCCGATCTAAACCAAAGATTTTTGGCTTGTCATCAAACTTTACAGTCAGATACTTGGGTTGCTCATTACCAAAAGCTCTACCTTGTGCAGCAAAAATTTTTCCATCTTCATCATAAAAGGGAATCACCAATCTAGGATGATCCTTATTACTACTTATCTCTGACCAAGCATAGAACTTATGACAGAGATAAAACTTATCATAATGCTCTTTCGGAATTTGTCGGGTGACTAAAACTTGATAGGCAGGATGATCGGCGTTAAGTTTATTTATAGAAACCAAGTCTTTGAGTTTTGGGTCCCTCTTTTTAAACTTAGGTTCTTCAAACTTATATTCAATTTCTTTCTCGGTTGGAAAAAAACTCTCTTTTACATACTCTTTATAGATTTCTGGATTTATGTATTTTACCACATTTCCAGCGGTTGTACCATAATCGCAATTATGGCATCTAAAGTTCATTTGATCCTTTACCCGATAAAAGTACCCACGGGCCTTATTTTTGAATTTCTCAGAATCACCGCAATATGGGCATCTAAGGTTATAAAGGTAATCCCGCACTTTATGGAACTTATCCAAATGCGGGCTGATTTCGTGGATGTATTTAATATCAATAAAGATCATCTATACATTATATAACGAATAGGTGGGAAAGTCAAGTTTTTAGGAAAAATGGTTTTGGGGGAAAAAATAGCCGCCGAACTTTACGGGGCATTTTTTGTACAAAGGCCTTTAACTTTTCCCAGGGAACTTTTAAGCTAATTAATAATTACTGCTTGACACAACCAGATAGGTTCGTTGTTATCTTCATCCCAACCAGCATACTCTGCATCACAGGCATTAGTACCACAAGTTTCTATCAACCACTCACCTACACTTAAACCTTCTTGACACGCCTCGCAAGAAGGTGTCAATGCCATACAACAAATTCTAGGTCGTTCTATGTCACAATATAGAGTGTTACCTGGATACCAACAACCCGGCGGGTCGGTAGGTCTTTCACAACCCCAACCTGTGCAGGGCGGCCGCTCTATCACTGCCTCGTCCTCTATCCAAACATCTACTGGTTCACACGCATCACCTGTAATACCTATACCAGCTACAGCAGTACACGCCTGCCCTTTACTATCCTCACCTCTTTCACAACCTGTTAGCATCGGTACTATTATTAATGCTATCAATATACCTAGTATAAAATACAACGCATGATATTTTCTATGTCCAAACGGATCTCTGTCCATGATATATTTCCTCCATGACGAGATTCACATTACACATAATATATTATTTTGTTGTAGCTCTATACACTCCATCCCAATCTTCGCCGGGACTATTTTCTTTGTATTCAGCAATTCGATCTAACATTATATCATAATAGTCAGCCATATCAGGCCAACCATCTCTCAAATCATTCGCAAACTTCTCTGCACTCATCCACGATTGACCACGATAAAGTTGCAAGAACTTTTCGTGTTGCTGTTGGTTAAAATACCAATTGGTATTCTTAAAGACCCATTCGTTATTACCTAATACTGTGAAAATACGAACCGAATCTTTCTTTCCTTTAACTGCAATACTATCCAACTCCACACTAAACAACTCATTCTCAACGGCCGATGCAGTTTCTTCACCTAATATAATAGTTACACCATACCCTTTAGACTGTCCTTCTAGTCTCGATGCAAGGTTCGCCGCATCACCTAATATAGAATAATCAAAACGATTATTTGATCCCATGTTACCCACAACTACCTCACCAGTGTTGATGCCTATCCCAATCTTGATAGGCATGAGTCCTTCGGACTCTAGTTCATCGTTTAATTCCTTTAGTCGTTGCACCATCCCTAGTGCAGACTCAACAGCTTTCATCTCATGATCACTTACATTCACTGGAGCATTCCAAAAAGCCATAATACAGTCTCCCATGTATTTATCAATTGTGCCATCTTTAGACATAATAAAATCAGTCATTGGTGTTAGAAATCTATTGATGAGAGATGTCAGTCCCTGTGGGTCTGTCTTATACTGTTCACTGATAGGTGTGAAGCCTCTGATGTCTGCAAACAATATGGATAGTTTCTTTGTCTCTCCACCTAACTTCAGCAGTTCTGGATTCTTCTGGAGTATCATTACCATTGCCGGTGATAGATATGTACCAAACTGTTTCTTAATGAGCATCTTCTGTTTGAATTCTAATATGAATCTATTGAAGATGCTATGCATACCAACTATAGTTGTCGTAATAATAATCCAACTTACATCAGCAAGCACTAGATGTCTTGTAAACAACCAGTAACTACCAAACGCACTGCCAGCATAGAATAGTATCATCATACCACCGACTGCCCAGTATGGTGTAAATCTTGTAAGGACTACAATGATAAGTCCTACTAATACTGAAATCATCAACTCTATAAACAAACTTATATCATATCGTTTGGGTGCAGTGCCATTGATAACTGTCTGTAGTGCAGAGGCAGATAGAGCCCAATCGTATTGTTCCCCTACTGGTGTGCCGATGATACTGCCGAGTCCTTCAGCCGTGATACCAACAACAACCGTCTTACCCTTGAGTGTCGAATAATCATCTGCTGACGCAGATACAGATTGGAAAGTATTATTCCACCGTAACCATATTCTGGCGTGAGCATCTGTGTTGATGGTGGGATAACCTGGCACACGGACTGCTATGACTCCAGCATCACCTGCTTTGATTTGATAACTTGGATTGCCTGTAGCAACACGGATAGTTTCGATTGCCATTGCGGGATATGTTTCTTCACCCACTCTCATTATCAGTGGTAGTCGTCTGACCACACCGTCTATCTCTGGTGCTGTATTGATAACACCTACACCATCAGCAGTACCACCCAAGTCTGGTATAGGTCCTAACATACCATTCCATTCATACAACCAGGGCAGTGGGTCACCTATCTTGGCAACACCTCTTGGCACAGCATTCTTGTGTGTTTGGTTTGTTCCGACTTGTGCAATCACTACAGCTCTTTGGTGTAGTGCTATCATAAACAATTCATCGCCACCTAGTCGGTCTGGTTCAGAGAATAGTATCGGCATCACAATGATACCTACTTCGGCATCACGGAGGCGCAATACTATGTCGGCCAACACCTCCCGATTCCAGGGATACTGTCCGTATTTCTCTATTGATGCTTCATCTATTGTGAGTATGCCAATGTCTGGCGACAACTCTTTTTCTTCATACTGAGCAAGTAGGTCAAAACTTTTCAGTCGTAATGTTTCTTTTACAAACGGGTCTTGTAGTCCTATAAATGTAATCACCGCAAGCGTCACAAACCCCATCATCCAATTTGATAATATTTTCATTGATTCACTGTCATTGTACAAAAACTATGAGCACAATACAAGTTTGCGTTATAGCTTTTGTTGTCTCCGTTTTGTGTAATGTAGATTGAACTACCATTACTAGTTCTACCATCAATAACTAAACCTATAGTATTATCATCGCCAGTTTGTGTAAACTGTATGATGGCACCATTCATACTATCCAGTTCCAAGTCTATCTCATTATCTTCACCATCTTGGTTCATTGAAAGGTCTATACCATCACTATCTATAATGGTCAAATCTAAATCGTTAGCATAGACTGGAAATATGAATAAACTAGCCACCAGACTGAATAATAACAATCGCATTTTCTGATCCTCCTAGTTCGTAGTCCATTATTTCAAAATCACCTTGCAACACATTGATAAGATAACCATACTCTTTATCTAATACCAATCGTATTATACTACCCGATGCTGCTTCTCGTTCCCATATCCACATTGGGTCATCGTCTACTACAAGAATACCTGTGATTGGGTCTCTGCCTTGTTTAACTTTAGATGGGTCACCCGAACCTACTCGTGCAGTTTCTTTCTCTGATATTTTATCACCTAAAGTTTTGGCAAGTTGGGCGTTGATGACCTTGAGTAAGTCAACCAAGAAGTTCTGTTCTAGAAAATCTATGTCTAGGCCTGTGGCCCATGTGGACTCATCTTCTTCTAGATGGTCTACTTCTAAGTCATCAAACTGTAGAAAGTCAACGTCCAACATATCGGCAATCGTTTCAAAGTGTTCTTCTGCCTGTTGTTCTGCTATCTCTTTTGGTTTAGATAGTATGAGTAGGTTACTAATCATCTCATCATCTAAATCTAATATCACAGGTTTCATTGGAGTAGATGCTGATGTAGTAACTACTGTAGCTTGAAACGCTTGGTTGAGTATGACCTGTCCTGCGTCAGAGGTGACATCAATCTCACCAACGAAACAGTTTCCATTTGTATCGCACGATGGCAATAGAATGATAGTAGACCCACCGAGTTCATCTACTGTCATTGTAAAATCTGTACCACGGACACCAATCGTTGCCGTGGGTGTTTCTATCTTTACATTCTGTTTAGAATTCTTTGCTATAAGACCGGAGGCATAACGTATCGTACCTAGAGATGCCTTGATAGATAGTGAACCCGTAGATGTTTCTGCGTCATATACAAAACTGTCTATCACCAACTTGCTATGCTCGGTAACATCTACCCGTGTGTTGTCCAGGAACTGAATGGCAGTCTTACCCTTACCTGTCTTGACGATATCATCTGAAAAGATATCTAATTCTTTCTCAGTGACAACTTCTGACCCATCTTCGGAACGCTCAACCTGGCCACTACCCTCATGGAGAATAACACCTCCGATGCTGGCGTGGGCAGGCAAAGTAAATAACAACAGTAGTAATAATAAAATTTTCATTAGTCGTCTTGGGTGATATCAATATCGTGATTGTCTCCTGACGTTGTAAGAGTTATCATATTATCATAAAGACCGGACTGTGTTATGTCAACGTCAGCAATACTACCAACGTGGGTATGAATAAGTGTGTGTCCGTTTACGTCACCGTTGTTGTTTATGTCAATCAGGTAATTGTTTGTGTCACCATTGACTGATAGTGTTAGAATGGCTGATGTGCCATCTATGGTAGCAGCAACTACGTTACTGTCACTACCCGATGCGCCTGTAATAGTTACAGTGGCATTAGCAGCATCAGCAGTCTCACCGATGTCTATGTCTATATCGTTTGAACTACCCACCCACACTATACTAGCCGTAGCAGTCGCACAAGATGAAACTGTACCAGCACTATCACAGTTGAAATCAATGTCGTTGCTGTTACCAGTTGTTGAAAATGTGCCTGTAAATGTTGCACCATTGACATCAAATGTCAATACGTTGGTGTTACCTATTTGGTCAATATCAATAGTAGATGTAGCACCAGTAACTGTTGATGCTGTTGTACTATTACCTACCGTATTGTCTTGCCCATCTTGAGTAATATCAAGATCCAGTGTTGCGCCTGATTGTGTTACATAAATATCGTTAGCGTGAGCAAACGACACCATCAAAAGCATAATTATTCCGTAGAATAACTTGTTCATCCTTCCTCCTTGTATTTCCATAAGCCCTTCGCTTCACCTTTCTCTATCATCTGTAACACACTATATTCTATTGTTGTTCTGATGGCGTAGTTAGTAGGCTCGTTTCTAGCTACTCCGAGTTCTATCTCTAATGCCTTTGTTCCCAAGTCCAAAAACTTGAAGGCATCGCCGCCTATTTTATGGCTGGCAATCGTTTTTGTTGATGATACCGATAGAAGTATCTCTCCTGTTTGAACAGCAACTAGACGTAATGATACCGTGACCTGGTCAGTTCTATAACTGTCGTACAGGCCGATGCCAAAATATCTTGCTCCCTCTCCACCACTCTTTACATCAGAATCATAACTTACGATTCCACCCTCTACTATAAGTCCTGCAAAGAGTAATGGTTTCAAAACGCTCTTGGTATCTCCGTCATATTGTTCTCTGGTTGAACGGATAAGTTGTCTCTCTTTTATTAGACTATCTAACCCCTGGCGTTCTACTACCTTAAACCATTTGCCTCCACCGACATACTTCAACGCATCTATAAGATATGTTTCTGGTGCCTGTGATACGGCAGTTGATAACTGTGAAAACCTTGTTGATGGTTTTCTTTGTCCTGTTCTGTCTGGAAACTTATATACTGCTATCGTAATTACTGGTTGGTCCAATTCTGGAACAGCCAAAAGTAAATCGGTAGTAGGTGTCCCTTCCGCATAGGGCAATGACCCATGCAGAATAAACTTTTTACTTGTAGCATTAAAGTTTGCGCACCCAGTTAAAAATATTATACATAACAATAATAGAATTCTTTTCAAAATCCAAAGTCTCCTACAGGTACTACCATTGTAGATGTTGTACCATCATCGCTTGTTATTACTAGAGTAATCGTTCCCATGTCTGGGTCTTTAGTCCAAACTAAAATAGAACCTTCAATGTCTGCTGTGCCTGTCAAGGCCACAGTACAAGTTTCATTTTCAATTTGTTCTTCCGAACAAGTTTTAAACATATTGTCCACTAACTGTTTGGACAAGTTGGCATAGATACGACTCTCTACGTTCTTGATAAACTTGTTGATGGTTTTATTCTTTTCATCTCGTTCATCCTGTCTTTCTTGTGCATCTACCCTTTCTCTAGCATCTTCTTTTCTATTGTGCTGTAACTGTTCCAAAGAAAGCATATGAGTACTCCATCCGATACCACTGAACGATGGACTATGAAACTCATGCACCAAGTCTGATGCTTTAGCTAATTCTATGCCGAGTATTAATACTCCAACAGCCACAATAATAGCTAAAGGCAAGTTACTTTTTTTCATCTCTATTACCCCTAGTTTATTTGAACTATATGTCCATACTTCCTTTGTTTAACAGATACCACTGCACCACTAACCGCTAATATATGTTTACACCATCCAAGTTTTCTTGAATCAAATCGAGAGCAGGTACAATGATATCCTTTATTATACGTTACCGTATGATATCCTTGTTTATCTCTCTCGGTTTGTATCATCCATTTCATTACTCTTCCTGTTAGATAATGTGATCTTCGTGATACATTAAAGTACTTAACGTATCACGAACGTTACATTGTTGTAGTAAGTATCATCATTTTTGTATTATTACTATTCTATTAGACCCACAGGGAATCTTAATAACGATAAAACCCTAGGCACATTGCTATCATTATCACTGAGAAGCAAGTATACCATGCAATAGGTAATAAGATTTTAATCATTTTTTCTTTTCCTCTTCTGTAGGTTTTCGTTTATCGACTCCATCCCACTCTACAAACATATTAAGTTTTTGATCCAATCTTATTAGATCATTATCCAACATTCGTATTCTGTCTATTAAAGCTACCAATACAGTAAAAGTTGCTCCTAATTTTGGTTTTATTTGTGTTGTTACAAATTTCCATATAAAGAAAATAAAATATCCCATACCACCAGCAACTGTTATAGGTAATCCATATACATTCACAAAATCTATTATGCCCATCAGTAGTCAACAAAGGAAACGACTGTATCATTTACCTTCTTTAACCACCCATATTCATTAACTACAAAAACATCTCCTGGCTTATACAAACCTTTCTCCATAACCTCTTCAGATGTATCACCCAATATTCTAAAACTATCACCAACTTGGTCAATAGTATAATCTATCCACATCATTAGTCTTTCCTCGCATCTTTTTGTCCGTCAGCCCGAGCAATCCTATCCAAATCTGGCTTAACTCCGACAACAGTACTAATTAAAGTATCAATACGAACAATCTCATTGTTCATAGTTCTAACACGATTATCAAGTTGGGAAATCATCCCGTGCAGGGTGGTAGCCTGTCCTACAACAGACTCTAAGATATACTTAATTAAAAGTACTATGAAGAAACCGCCAGCTAGTGTACCCGCTGCGGCAAAGCCTAACTCTAGAAAAGAAGCTAGGGCATCAATTTCTTTTTCCATGCAATATTCATTTCCTTTTTCGACACTCCATATCTGCACTCATTTCGCAAACAATGTCACTTGCTGTTCTTGCGAACAGAAAAGGTAATATAGCATGAATCAAAGCAATAAAAAATAATAACAAAAAGGTGAGAGCATACCCCGCTGCATTTCTGAAATGCAATAGGTAAGACTCACCAATACTTTTAGGATGTTCCGTAAATATATTTTTCACAGAACTATTTATATATTAAAAGGTCCCAGAAAAACCAAAGAAGATTACATTTTTGTTGAAGTCATCTGTTACAGTATGTGTTAATTCTACACCAAAGTTTAATTTCTTCTGGCCACTTTCAAATAAATTAAATGTTTTACTTGTGCCATAGGATTGAAAATTATCTGTGGCATCAAACCTCAACTCAAAGTCATAGTTGGTATGTAGATAATAAGCGGCTAGACCTATAACAGCAATACCTAATACACCAACTATTACTTCAGTATCATCTTTTTTCTTTGGTGGTGGCGCTTCATATCCACAAGGCACAATACTTCTACCATTACCTGTACCTATTGCCCCTGCGGCACACGCAGCATCACCTAACGCTCTTGCAGCAGGTGTTCTACTTTCTTTTGCATACTCAGATGCAACAACAGGCAATCCTGTAACAGCCATTGCTTGTTTTACCATTGCGGCAATTTGTGCTGGGGTCTTGTCCCATCCAGTTTGAAGAAAAACATAATCAGCATTGGCATAATACGCCATATTGCCTTTATGGCCACCAAGACCTGATGTTAAATGTACACCAACAGGTTTATCAGTGATTGATTTTAAGTGTGCGACTAGAGCGTTGACTGTCGCGGCATCCCAGTACTCATCACATTCGAGGCAGGGAACATATCCTGTCACCTTACTATCTAATCGGTTGACCATATTAGTGAAGTGTGCCTTCTGTGCATCCATAGATTGCCTTACAATAGAAGGACTGTCATCCGGCGTCAACCACAATACAGGTTTTAGACCTACTGCATTAAGAGTATCTAACTGAGCTTCCCAATCTGGCTGGGGATTAATGACGGAAAGATCAAATTTAGGACCGCCATTGAATCCGTCTCCACCGTTGCGACTATACAAATAAATGTGAGTATCGCCATTTGCTTTGGCGGCATTTCTCATACCAACCTTGTTGGCGTCTGGGTGAAGATAGTTAAGTGTCATCCACCTACTATCTTGCATTAAAAAAC